TTTCCTCGATTGGGTTTCCTCGATTGGGTTTCCTCGATTGGTTTCCTGTATTTATTTTCCTCGATTGGGTTTCCTCGATTGGGTTTCCTCGATTGGTTTCCTGTATTTATTTTCCTCGATTCAAATTCTGTTCTCCATCAAAAAATATATATATGAATTCACTAAGAATGGGGGGTCCAGTGCCCCGCTGAGCGCCTTCGGCGCGGAGAGGGGGCACAGCTGGGCGCCGAAGGCGTCCTGGCCAGGGGGGCTCCGCCCCCCGGAAAATTGATAGTCTTTTTTTGGACCGGACCAGTAACATCTCTTTTCACGCGCTTATACAAAACAACCATGACTACCTGCTCTATTTGCTGCGAAACTTACAACAAATCCACTCGGAAAGAAGTCCAGTGCATGTACTGCCAGTATGGGTCCTGTAGGGCCTGCTGCCAGACCTACATCCTGGGTGAATCTACCCCAAAGTGCATGAACGGCCAATGCGGACGCGAGTGGACACGAAAATTTCTGTCTGACTCCTTCCCTCTGTCATTCATAACCGGACCCCTCAAAAAACACCGAGAGGATGTGATTTTTGACAGGGAACGCGCACTTTTACCGGCAACTCAGCCTTACGCCGAGGCGATTTTCCGAAAGAGGATTCTTACAGATGAAATCAACGATATTAACCGGCAAATCCGGGAATTGAAGACGAGAAAGGTCCGAATCATAGGGAGATTAGAAAGACTCGAACGAAACCCTGTTCAAGCTGTAGCAGAAGGTGCAGAAGAAGCCGAAGGGACCGAAGGAGCAGCAGTAGACGAAAGAACCCGGAAACAGTTCATCAAGCCATGTCCTGTAGATGACTGCCGGGGATTCCTCAGCAGTCAGCACAAATGCGGAATGTGTGACACCTGGTGCTGTGCGGATTGCCACGCAATCATCGGCAAGTCAAAGACAGAAGCGCATACTTGCGACCCCAATGACGTGGAGTCCGTAAAGGCGCTGAAGGCTGAGACAAAACCCTGCCCAAAATGCGCCGTTCCGATTTTTAAAATCGACGGGTGCGACCAAATTTGGTGCACACAATGCCATATTGCGTTCAGTTTCAGGACAGGGGCCATCGAGCAAAAAATCCACAATCCGCATTACTATGAGTGGCTCCGCCAAACAAATGGCGATGTCCCCAGGGACCCGCTTGATAGAATGCCGTGCGATGCGCAGTTCAACGCACGAGCCGTTGTCCGAGAATTCCGGACTATTTTCGATGGGATAACTCGTGGCTATTCCAGTGCTGCGTGTGACGATTTTTACCGATTCGAGGAGAAGGTAGGTGCTATTTCTCGTCAAATCACTCATATTCAACAAGTAGAGATTAGACCCCAAGATTACGAACAAAAAAATCGTGATCTTCGCGTCCGCTACTTGACGAAGGACCTCGATGATGAGAGATTCAAAACTCTACTCCAGCAGGCGGAGAAAAAACATAGTAAACATACTGAAGTCCAGGATGTTTACCGCTTAGTTACCACGGCCGCGGCCGATATTGTTATGAGGTATCTGCGATTTCTTCAGGCCAACCCGAATAGCCGGGATAGGTCTATTATGGATGAAATTTACGGACTTGTAGATTACGCGAATGGATGCCTACGTGATATCAATAAGACATATTGCGGTGGCGTTGAGATTCGTCTGTTTAATAATTCATTGGGCTTTCATTGGGTTTGAAATAAGACAAATAATTGATTTCGCGTTTGATTTATATGAAAAATAAAAATAGTTAGGTAGTAGGTAGATAAGTAGGTAGTTGTATAAATATATTTTTTTGGAGCTGTCAATCCGGGGCTTTCCCTACGGGTCCCCTGGCCAGGGCGCAAAATGCGCCCAGCTGTGCCTTAGCGAAGCAATAGGGCACTTGGACCCCCGCTAGGCTCCGCCATTTTCCTTAAATATTTTCCTTCAGGATTGTCAAGAAGGGTTTATATTTCATCAGGAGTTGGTTCATCCATTAAAATCAAAGCCATAGCGGCATAATTATGTAGATCAATCAATGTGTCTCGAATCCCTTCGTCATTCACTAAATTAACACCACTCTTGGTTATAGACATCGACCTCTGTAATTTATCTTCGATTCTCATAAGAACACCGATAATTCCGTACTTGGCAAAGGCATCGCCGTAATCGGCATTTTTCTTGGTAAATAATTCCAAACCTTCTTTCTGTATTTTTTTCATCTGTTCGACTCTATCCATTTCAATAATATAAATTTCTATATTTATATTATTTTTAAGGTCTAGAACATGTAAACCATAGCATATTATATCTTCTTGACAATCTACCGGATTCTTTATTTTATAATAATAAACGCGCTGCTCCCTTCATTATAAAACATCTTCTCATAATCACCCAAATTGGATGGTCCCAAAATAGAAGTTGTAAAAATAAATCGAGACTCCCACGGGCAAACCGCCGTAATATTTATTTTGTATTTGTCATAAAGAGTAGTATAAGGAGGAATACTATTTAGTATAGAACCATTTTCACCAAAAGGGAGAACTATATTGAACTTTGAGTCCACTGGTTTGGCTTCTTGAAAAGACGCCGCCATCAATAGACTAGAAGAAGGAATATTAAGCCCTATCATATTTTGCAAATTCGTCGTCATATTTCCAGCCGTCGAATTCCCATCCATGACAACCACTATCTGACCTAAAATACTAGATATCGGAGTGTTCTCTGTAATCTGTCCTGAAGCTCTATTTGTGCCCCGTATAAGACTAAGTGCCTGTTCTATCTGCGAATTCAACTGTGTATTATATCCTTTACTAGCCAACTTGGAAGTATTGTCATCTGAACCGCCGGTTCCTGATGCCGCCGTTTTATATCCCGGCAAGATATGAAGGAAAAACGGGTCACCAGGATTCGGCGAATTCGTCGAGAACGCATTCTGTTGGACCAATTCAAGGAAATCGCTCAAGGCCATTGTATGCCCCGCTATATTATCCATAGGATTATATAACGAAGAGAACCCCACCATTGCTGTAGGGGAACTAAGATGAATCTCAGCATCAGGATTATTTACAACGTCATAAAAGACATTTATCGCCATATAACGGTATCCCAAAGATAATGTGTACAAGACCATATCGGCACAAACGTCGAATCCATCAAATCCACCACCATAAGCCCCCATAATATAAAACTGATTCAACGGCTTAGTATAATATTTCTTAGGCATATTCTGAATATTGACATTCAACGTATTCGCTTTTTTGATGGCGACAACATTTGCGGAAGAATTCGGGGTGAAACCTTCGACCTTTGATTCATTCATAATCTCCACCCTCTTCTTGAAAAGCCGATATAAAATATAAGAAAATAAAATGACAATGATTAGAATTGCTATTTTTCTATAAATATCCATATACTAAATGGAAATATAAAAATATCCCAATAATATACAAGAGTGAATGGCAGGCGGTCTACTAAATTTGGTTTCTACAGGAAATAATAATGTTATTCTTACAGGAAATCCTACGAAAACTTTTTTCCGTGTCACATATGCAAAATATACAAATTTCGGCCTACAAAAATTCCGCATAGATTACGACGGTTTAAGGGATTTACGACTCACAGAGCCGTCTACATTTAATTTTAAGATGCCTAGATATGCCGAATTATTAATGGATACTTATTTGGTCGTCAATTTACCTACAATATGGAGTCCTATATATAACCCGTGTCAATCAACCGGCAACCAATGGGCTCCTTATGATTTCCGTTGGATTCGCGAATTAGGAACAAATATGATTTCGGAGATATTAATAACCTGCGGTTCTCAAACCATCCAGAAATACTCCGGAGAATATTTGCGCGCAATGGTGGAACGCGATTTTTCCGCTGAAAAAAAAGACTTATTCGACAAAATGACTGGAAATACCCCCGAAATAAACGACCCCGCCAATGCGTTCAGCCGTCAAAACGCATATCCCTCCGCTTTTTATAGTAGCACGAGGTCAGCAGAACCCTCTATAAGAGGTTCGACCCTCTATATTCCCATCAATACATGGTTCACACTCGATAGTCGATGCGCTTTCCCCATGATTTCCCTTCAATACAATGAACTCAATATTTCAGTAACAATGCGACCCATCCAAGAACTCTTCCAGGTTCGCGATGTGTTCGATGTCAAGAACAACTTCCCCTATATTCAGCCCGATTTTAATCAACCGCAATTCAATATGTATCAGTATCTACAAACCCCCGTTTTTGACCTATCGAACCCTACCAAATATCCATGGCCTCTAACAAACAACACATGGAATGCGGATATTCACCTCCTTTCTACATATTGCTTCTTGACCGGTGAAGAATCACGCAGATTTGCTGCTGAAGACCAGGTGTATTTAGTGAAAGACGTATTCGAATACACCTTCAATAACATAACAGGTTCTCAAAGAGTCAAATTAACTTCTTCTGGAATGATTGCCAATTGGATGATGTATCTACAGCGCAATGACGTGAATATGCGTAATGAATGGTCGAATTATACGAATTGGCCTTATCATAATTTGCCGAAAGACCTCCAATTAGCAGAACCCACCATTACAGACCCGAATGGTAATACAGTAACAGGTCCAGGAGATAATCTACCAGGAGCACCCCAATTAAGCACCGGCATTTTTATCACGGGGGATTTAGCCGTTCAAAATCAAAAAGAAATTCTAGAAACACTGGGTATTGTTCTCAATGGCGATTATCGCGAGAATGTTTTAGAATCGGGTATCTATAATCTTGTAGAAAAATATGTGAGAACCAAGGGGTCGGCCAAAGACGGCCTCTATGTATATAATTTCTGTTTGAATACGGACCCCTTAGAATACCAACCATCCGGTGCCATCAATTTAAGCAAATTTAGAACGATTGAATTAGAAGTAACCACATATGTTCCCCCTTTTGACATACAGAATTCAGAGTATAATGTTCTTCCTGACTCTAATGGGAATCCTATTGTGGTTACCAAAAACAATTGGCAGCTCTATGAATACAACTACAATATGAAAGTATTCGAAGAAAGATACAATATTCTGTCATTCGTTGGTGGTAACTGCGGTATGCTATACGCCAGATAATAACTCCGTATTATATATTATAATATATACTATGGGAACTAAATGGGTAAATCAAAAAGATACAAATGAAAAGGTAATCGAAGGTTTCGATATGTTCAGTTCCGATTATTTTCAAAATGTTCCGCGACATTTAAAATTAACCAGTATAGGGAATGTCATAAAGGAAATCGAGAAATATTTGAAACAATTCGGGAATCCAATATCAAAGGCAGACAAGGGACTCGAATCGTTTATTCAACGGATATTAGTCATGATGATAGGTCAAGTAAATTGTAATACTGGTGCTCTTTCGAATACGTCGTTTTTGGATAAAACCCAACAAAGTTTCACGTGGGCGACTGGTCAAATAGGGTTATTGAATGCCGATGTAGTTAACCCAGGAATAGATTACGGACACGAACAATATAATAAAGCGAAAGCAAAAACAAGATATGCTTATGATGTCATGAAGAAAGGCGTGAAAGAGGGATTCTCAATAAATGAAGACCCACAATTGAAAACGACAATACAATCCTTCATGACAACCCACCCGAAAATAACGAATATGACCGCTCTAGCAACGCTTTATATAACACAATTGAACAAATACGAGGCGTCTATCGGCGCTAACCCTACTACAGACCAGCTTTTCATTTTCAATAACGATTTTGATAACCAATTGAATAATGATGATACGCTCAACCAAATTCAAACTATCGAGTCGGCACTCCCTAAGCCGTCATATCCTAATACGGATGCCGGATTTTATCTTTTCTTAAAAGAAAAAGCGAGATTCAAATTCGACACATTGACGGCACATGAATATACGTTTTTTCCACTGAATATTGAATACTTCCCCTATCCTACGAATTTAACAGGATTCGAAGATATTTTTAATAAAATCGATGACTCGAATTTTATAGCCGAATTGAATTCGGTTTTATTGGTTCTTAATACACCGTCGGCTCCGCCTACGCCTCCTCCGAATCAACCTCCCGGAGCAATCGACCCTAATTATGCTTTTTCGGTGAATTTAACAGCGACCCAGAAATCCCCCCTTATTTCATATTTGGATTATATTACTCAATTCTTTTCTTTTATTGTTTTCAAAAATCAACCTTCTGGAACCAGCGGAACCATTTCATACCCGACAGTCCAGGCAAATATGTTTTATATTTACACTACATATTTAAACGCAGTCGAATTTGAGAAATACCGTGTATATAGCACCTACTTGACACCCTACGAAGTGGCCATGTTCAACCATTTGTTTTTTATTTGTTTGAATCAATCCCATTCTATAACGAACGTTTATAACATCGGTATTTCGCCCATTGGTGATGCTGAAGCAATGCTAACAGGAGGTATCCCGAGCCCATATATTAATTTGTTTCCACAATCAGTTTATCAGTTGATATCCATGTTTACGACGCAAATAAATAGTCGCCTTCCGTATTTATCCGGACAGATTGTAACAAAGAATTATCAGCCTCTACCTATGGATGGAACTCTAATATTACCAGACTCGGATTCGATGGACGGGCTACTTTTACCAGAATACATTTTGGGAGTTTCCGAAGAAGACGTAGAAATCCCTGCTGTCGCTTTGCCTCCAGCAATAGTATCCTATTATATTCCTCCTGGATTGACAGAATGTGATGAAGCAAATAAAAATATACAAAAGGAATGTAACCATTATGCAAAAAAAATAAAAAACGAATTATATCGACTATTTACTATTCCGATTATTTTGTATATTGTCTACAATACCTATTATCTGTTTTTCTTCAAAGACTGTTTGAGTATCCCGAAAGAAACTGATAAGAATGGAAAGAATAAATATCGACATACTTGTGAAAAAGAACCAAATGGCGGGGGCGGAACTTTTACTCCTATTTTTCCTGATTGGGAGACGGTGTTTCATTCCCTCGAAAATCACAAAACGGATTTTATGTTTGAATTTATTTTTAAACCCGTGAAATTTTTTTATACTTTGTTTAATGCTATAAAAGCTTTTTTCAGAAAAACGATTGGAGGTACAGCAATAAAAGACCAAGTTCCGTATGTGTTCTTTTTGATGACATTTTATTTTATTTACAGATTTATACAGAAGAATGGAGGTGGCATTTTGAAAGTTCTTTATGATTTGATGAAACTGAAGACGCCTGATTTCAAATTTTCAAAAGGAGTGACACTCAAACGTATTGCTGAAGGCGTTATTGTCATTTGCTTTGTATTTTCTTTTTTGGACAAATTTGCGGGAATTCGAGTATTTAGTGACGAAGAAGAAACACCGCAAGAAAAAGGAGGAGACGGTAGTCAAAACGGTAGTCAAGAAGGCCAACCAGAAGAAGGTCAAGAAGAAGGAACTCCCCAAGAAGAAGGTCAAGAAGGAAGTTCCCAAAATGAAGGTAAAGAAGAAAAAGGTCAAGAAGAAGGACCCCCTCAAGAAGAAAAAAATATAAAAGGCGGAAAAGCTATCGATTTTAGTGGTCTAAAAGAAAAATTCGGAAATATGAAAAACAAATTTACCGCTTTTTCAGAAGATAAAACGTGGATAAAATGGTTATTCATTCCAGCAGGTGCTCTTATGACTGTCATAAAGTGGATTAGCGCTATTCTTTACTGGGTTTTCAAGTATATTATATCTGTAGGACTAACCACGTTCTCCATGTTTATTGCCGTGTTATATTTCGCCTGGGTTTTCATTTTTGGAGCATCTAGTTATACTACTCCTAACCAGAGTATGGGTGATAAAATAGACTTGATAAATAGGGTCATGTATACCAAGCTTTGTGACAACGAAAAAGATAGTCTTTTCAAATATGCCGTGAAATCTATATTCTTCTTTTGTATTTACTTTTTGGTAGAAGGGATTATTATTCACAACTTATTGAAGGGTATGAAAGAATTCAAAGATATGCCCAAGCCGAACATTCCAGTCAAACCTAATTTGTCACAAAAGACCAATCATTCAATCGAATCTAATAATTTGGCTATTAAATCCTTCATGATTATCGTGTACAGTATACTGATTAGTATTGTAGGATTATGGTCGGTTTATAAATTCAATTACAAAATGCCTGATGAAATAAGGGGATACAAGCCGGGTGCGGATGATTCCATTAATAAAACATTTGTTTTTGATAATACTCCTGACGCATATGAAGAACAAAGTAAAAATAATGTATGGAAAACACTTACCAGAAGTGATGCTTTGAATAAAAACCATATCCAAGAATTCAAGGAAAAAACGGCTGGAATGACTGCTCCATCAATGGTTTCCGGATTCATTTCTAAAATGGGCGAATATAGTGATAAATTGAATACTGGAGTAAATTCGATGATGTCAAAGGCCAACGAATTTAAATCGAATTTTTCTTTTGGTTCAAAAGACTCTTCACAACAGTTCAAAATGAGTGATGTCATAAAATCAAATTTCAAATATCATACCCAGAACATGAAAGCATCTTTACCGAGCATGCCAAAAATGTCTAGTTTGTTTGGAAAAAAAACAACCACCGATCAAATAGAAACATGAACTTCCGGCATAGATTTTGATTTAGGTTTAATTATAGGTATTTTCACTTCAGTTATAGGTTGTCCTGTAGGTTGTGGTGCCGATGATTTCGTCTGTTGTTGAAGCATCTTATTAATTAACTCTAATTCTTCAATGCGTTTTGTAGATACATTTGATTGTTTCTCTAGTTCTTGGATTCTTGTTAGCAATGTATCTACGAATGAACCGGTTGAAGAAGATGTTGATGGAGGCATAGATGGAGGCATAGATGGAGGTATAGATGGAGGCATAGATGGAGGCATAGATGGAGGCATAGATGGAGGTATAGATGGAGGCATAGATGGAGGCATAGATGGAGGCATAGATTGCTGTGGTTCATTAGAACCAGCAATTTTCTTTTGTAGGTTCGCAACCATGTTTTCTAATTCTTGATTTTTATCATTAAGCGTTTTGATGTGCTCTGTTTGACGATTAACGATTCCGATTATTTCATCCGGAGTAATAGGCCTTGGTTCCTTTCCCGGTTCGTTTATCATAAGAGATTGATTACTTGCCATCATCTTTTTACGGTCTTCATCGATTTCCTTTATTTGTTTGAGAACATCCGGTTTCATAGAAGGTTCTCCTGGTTTGTAATTCAATAAAAGCCCATCGATATCTGTCATAAAGAATTGTTTGATAGGCGCTTCTTTTGGTTGGCGTATAAAATCGTCGACTGTCCTATAGCTCGGTTTGAAATATTGCTCATTCACGTTCTCCAATAACTTCTTTTTATCAAATGTATTATGTTCATGAGAGAAAACCAGAATTGTTTTCATAGGGTCCAATTGAGCAAAAGGAATCGTATAGTTCTTCAAGAACGCCTTTTCTTCGGCCAATGCTGCGTGGTCTTCATATTTACAGGTTTTCAATAATTCTGTCCTGAAGGCAAATGTTCCAGCCGTTGCATGATTTGGTCCATATGGTCCTGATTGATACATCTGGTGTATATGTTTAAAATAAACATATATCTCGCTCGAACCAGCACACATAGCATCGCGATTTTTCGTCAGGGTTTCAACCGCATGACTCACGCGCTCCGGAGGATAGTAATCGTCGTCATCCATATAGACAATAATTGTGCCCTTCACCTTCGAGTGCATGAAATTCCTTTTTTCCCCGAGTGCCATCTTTTTCTCCTGCCTGAAATATTTGATTTGCGGGATTCCAGAAGAAAGGACTAAGTCTTCAATCGGGTCGGTTCCATCATCTACAATAATCCATTCTATTCTATCTTTTGGATAAGTCTGATTTTTGAAACAGGAGAACATTATAGGAATAAAGGGACGACGATTGAACGTCGGTGTACAGACCGAAACCAGAGGATAGAACGTTTTTGTCAATTTCGGGGTATGGGATTTTACTTTTGTCATATAGAAACAATATATGAATATGTTTATATTCATATAGAAATGAATAAATTTATTGAAACTATTCTAGAAAAAAAAAATAATGAAACAGACGACGGGAAATGGCAGATTGTTTTTTCGGATAACACACGCCATTTTATGCCATGTATTTGCGGACATAAAGTAAAACGAATCACATATATTTATCATAGGCCTACGAAAACTGTAGGATATATTGGTAAAACGTGTGTCAAAAAATACGGTATTCAAACGAAAGTGTCGAATGCCATTCTTTTGGCTGTCATAAAGGGCCATACTGACGAGTTATGTATCCAAATAGAAGACCTTGTTAGGTTGCATATTTTAGAAAAATATAATATCTTCATGACAAAAATCCAGGAATATATTCATGAAGATATAGAAATCGATTATTATGATATTGTTGCTCCATTCCGTCGTTTATTGAATGATGTTTGTGATTTAGTTTCGGAATATGAATACGATTTAGTGGATTTATTGAGAGAGATTGAGCGAGGTGTCGAATCGATGAACCAGACGACAAAACACACGATGGTCGATGAAGTGGATTCGTCGATGGAGTCTTTGAGTTATATAGTGGATATTTCTATTTCAGATTCAGGTATAGAGACTCATGATGAACCCTTAGGAGAACCCTCGGTAGAACCTTCAGGAGAACCTTCAGATAAACATTTTGAAGAGACGAATGAAATTTGTGAAAATGTTCTCGAGAAAATCATAGATGTCATAAAGATGGGTGATAATATAAACCTGACAAATAATGACGATGTCCGTTCAGAGATATCTATCGGGAGTTTTCATGAAGTTGTAGATACTTGTCAAGAAGAACCTGTAGGACAGATAGATGTTATTCACGAACCAGATGAAATGTATGAAGACGATTTTGAAGAGGAACCCAATGATGAAATTGAAGAAGAGAACCCAAAAGAATACTCAATTGATTCTACAGGACAAACACAAGAAGAACAAAAACAAAAAGATCCAGAAGAACAAAAAGAATCATTTGATATTAATCAAAAACCCGACCAGTGTTGCTGTATGCCCCAATGTTATTGTGTTTTTAAATACCGACTTTGGAACATGAAACAAGAATTAAATAAACATAGGGAAACATTAGAACATATTCAAAAGGAAACCACTATATTAGTGAAAAATACCGCAATATTTCGAGAAAAAATGCTGAAAAGTCTTGAATGAATAAATAAATATAAAAATAAATTTATATTTATTCATGAAACCAAATGAATTATTATACTGGAATCGTTTTATCATTGAGAACCATTTGGTTAATATACAGAATGTGGCATCTATATGAATCTAATGCGGAATTTATTGACTCAGTCCAAAAAAGTAAAACATATAGCTCTGTTATTATGACTATGAATTATATCGAAATAATGAAAGAATGTCCGAGTAAATATGAAAACATACCTTATTTGTTAAGACTATCAGAACATGGCCTATCGAATGATGCTGCTGCTCTCTATAAAAAAATCTGGACAATGTCGGAATGTATTACATATTTGAATCCAGGATTCTTAGTAAACCAGTTTATGGCGATAGAATATCCAGAGATGTCATTAGAGTTAGTTTTACAAGATGTAGAAGAAAAAGAAGTAATAAAACAAACAGACCAATCACTGACAATGGGCGCACTATACGAAATCGGGGAACAAGCGATGAATTATTTGTTTTGGAAACCAACCCATACACCTCTTTATGACAAATGGACGGAGGTCCAAACGAATACAAAATCGTATTACCGTGCGTATTATCAATTACATTTTTTAGCAGTGGATGTTTCAGATGAATTAGCGCTTTTTCATAGGAAATTCCAACAGGCGATATACACAACATGGAATATATATGCAAATTTAGCGGTTTTGTGTTTGGATACTACAGCAGTTATTGTTGGTTATAAAGGGGATGATATTGTGTTTTTGATTGAGGGGACAAACCAATTGTTTAGTGTCTATTAAAATATATTATATTATATACGAATGGCTACACGTAAAAATAAAAGAAACAAAAAAACAAAGGAAAATGTAAAAGGAAAAACCAGTAGAAATAATATTTTGAAATTCCAAAAAACCAAATTATATAAATTATATTTGGCTGAATTGGAAAAATTAAAAGGAGGCGATCTTGCTGATGTTGAAAAATTTATGGGAGGCGATTGGTTAGATGCTTTACATCTTAGGCAATTAGGTTCACTCTTTGTTGAAAGTCCTCTTTTTCAATTGTTCTATCAAGGAGTTGGAATGGGCGGAATTTTGTTGAAAAAAGGTGTAGAAGCTGATTTTATAGCGAAGACATATCATTGGGTCAAAGATAATATTTGGGATAATTCTTTTGTAAGAGGATTTTTCGATGTATTTATGAAAATCGGCGGGAAAATAGGAGAAGCAATCTATTTGATTTATATATTATTAATAAAGGTCGTTACAGACATTATGGAAAAGAAATTGCGGTCAGTTTGGTTATGGGCTATAACCGTAATTACTACTTTAGGGGTATTTGACTGGGCAGGTACTTCTGGTTTTTTAGGTTCTAGTATTGGGTCATTCGTTACTGGTTCTGTAAATGGACCTATCGTCGGATTTTTTAATACTTTTAATTTTTGGAATTTTTTAGGTACCATTATAGCTGGTTGTTTTAGTATATTAGGGAATATATGGGTAGGAATTACAACCTTTATAAGCAGTACTTTATTTTTCAGTTCGTTTTTTCAAATTGTTCTCGTAATAGCTGTATTATGGGGTATAAATGCTCTTCGTTTGGAGTTCAATAAATCCAATCCAGAATTAATTGAATTAAGTAAACCTAAGAAACTACGCGCTACTGTAAAAAAACAACCTCAAAAAGACAGTAAAAAATCGGATGATAAACCTGATTCTGAACCAGACGGGGATAAGGAACCCGAACCATCCGTCCCAGAGCCTTCGAAAAAACGCGCATCAACAAAAAAGAAAAGGTCCTCAGCGGCGAAGAAGTCCGAAGCAGCAGCGGAAGAAGAAGAGGTTAATTTGGCTAAAGAACAAGCAGAGAGAGCAAAAGAAGCAACTCATTATGTAGGCTTATTTCAACCTAAACCAAAACCTAAAGGAAACGATAAAGCCAAAGAACCAGAAAACATTAGTGGTAATAGTGTGTTCAAAACTTTACGGGCGAATTTTTTGCGCGAAGGAAAAGCACCAAAACCGGAACATGAGCATGGTCTAAAAGGTGGCGATTCTACAAATAAATTATTGGAAAAACTGAATAAAATATCGCCGAAAACTCTCGCCGAATACAAAGAAAAAAACGCCATGGGATTTCAATTAGCCGTCTTGTGCGGATTCGTAAAAGAAACCGAAAATGGGATTTTATTTACATCCCAAGCTGCGAATTCAATAAAATCATTGATACTTACTTCACAAGCATCTATTCATAAAAACTGTCAGGGAAAACATTGCGGTCAAACAGGAGGAAATAAAGGACAACCCGATTTAGATTCAATTATAGATAACCTAAAAGCGTTTGAGTTCGTTCAAACAGCGGTTATTCATGCGATTGTTCGAGAAACATCCGAAAAACATTCGAAAACCGAAAAGCATGTTCTCAGTCATATCAAAAAAGAAGACATCGAATGGCTACGTGAAAGAGACCCTGAACAAATAGAGGTAGCAATAAAACTCGGTATTTTGACACCCGACCTTAAATTAACAGAGGCGGCCATCGGTATAGCCAAAGACGGTGATGTCATAAACGGTGTTTCGATAAAAGAACAATACGCCAAATTTCATAATTCCCAGTAATAAGGATTCAAGACAAAGAATCAATCCAATTCCATATCGGAGACCGTATCTTCATCATAGATTATAGCCTCTTTCTTAACATTTTTATCCAAGTATCGATAAATTCTTTTGATATCCAATTTATCGATGGTCGTGTTCTCGAATATTTTCTCTATTTCCGACATTTTTTCGGTCCATGCTTCTTGGCCATAATAGAGCCGGAGTTCTTGAAAAAACGCTAACAAATCCTTCTTGTCCATATCTAGTTCTTGACACAAATGATAAATAAACAAAATATTGTTGTATTCTGTAGAATATTTTGTGAGAACCTTCGTGAAACGGACTTCGGTCTGCTGGTTATTTAATGCGTCTGGAAATTCTTTATGATAAAGATAATGATTGTAAAACGTTTTGATAAGCGAACTCATTTCATTGAACTGCCAGATTTGGTTCTGAAAGGTTATTCGGTCGATGAAATCGGCGAAACAAATATTGTCTAAAATCTCTTGGTAAAAAGGTATCGACTTATTGTGTGGAAGCCGGTTCAAAGAATCCACGATGTTCTCGTGCCATAATAGAGCAACGATTGTCCTATCTGTCTCGTTTATCACCCGATTATGTTCTTCTAATGGAATAGGCATGTCGATTAGCCGCTTTGTTATTTTTTTCGAATCCTCATTAAAACATTTCAAATGCAAGATGTTTTCTAAAGTCTCCGTAGTAAGAAGGTTCGGTTTTTTTTTATAGATTTTTTCAATGAATTCTAATTTTCTTAAATCGCCTTGAATATATTGTAATGATTTCTTCTGGACGTCGAGCGAGATATTCGGTATTTTAGTTCTTAGAATATGGTTCATTTGACTAGTAGTGGGCGGTTTCAATTCGAATGTATGACATACCTTGATGAGCTCTTTTATTTTTTTGTCTACATAGTAATTTCCTATACAAATAATGGGATTCATCGTCATATGCTCTAGTTTCTGTTTTTTCGTTTTCTTTTGTCGAATGAGTTTTATTAAGGCTGTTATACCGCCTTTGTCGCCATTATTCATACCATCGATTTCGTCCATTACGATGGCTATTTTTTTGGGTTTTCGTGCCATTAATTGGAGAACATTTTGGGAGGACATGTTGTTGGACGTAATGGTATCAATGAGGGCTTTGTTTCGGACATCGCCCGCATCGTATTTTATGACATCGTAGTTTAATGATTTCAAAAGACCGGTTATAAAATGCGTTTTACCGGAACCAGGACTGCCATATAAGTAGATGCCCTTTTTAAAATGGATATCTTTACAATTGGCTTCATAGTTGGTGAGAATATCGGTTATGTCATTGATGATGGATTCTCTATTTAAGATTTGATTCATTTGTTTAATATAAACGAATGAATTTATATGGGTTATTAGAACGCATTTAGACAGATTTATTGGTTAGTTGATGAACGGTTTCTTCTGTATCGGCCAATCTCTTTTTGATATCTTTGATTTCTTTCACCAATAAGGCGATGAATCCATTATAGTTCAATGATTGCATTTTAGCTCCGTCTTTAACTCCGGATACTAAGAAAGGGAAAATTTCTTTGACTTCGTGTGCTAAGAAACCCATATCATGTAGACCTCCTGGTAAATCATATTCTACAGGATTTAATACATCGATTGATTTTGAATCTGATAATATTTTAATATTGTTCTTCATACGGTAATCTGATATTACAAAAATGATTGACCTGAGATTTGACCTGTAGCAGCGATAGAACCATTTACTTGTAATGTATATCAGATGATACGATTCCGAAAAAAGGTTAGCTCCAATAAACGTATTCACATAATACCGACTCCACTGCTAACAACTAATATTACAATAGTAGATTATGTGGATAAAATATTGGTAACAATAATTTGTAAATTATTAGCAAGATTACTAATTAATTACGTTACTACTAGTGATAATAGAATTCATGCGTTAAGAATTGACATATATGAAAGAATATAAAATTTCTTATGCGATTCGTGTTATACCTCCATAAGCATACGTACTTGCAGCTATAGTAACTGAAGAAACAGTTCCTGGTTGTGCAATAAGATAAAGAGACGAGTTATTTGTTGAATTTGACCAAATAACTGATGAACTAATTGGAAATGCTGTCGTTGTATAAGCACCAGTTCCAGGAGCTTGATAGTATTGTTTTGAACCAATCTGCTGAGTACCAGTTGTATTAGTAGAAATCCATAATTGGATATTATTATTACCTACGGCATTTAAATATACTGAAATTGACCAATTTACCAAATATACTCCTACAGGAATATTTGAAGAAATAAGCATAATATTACCGGCAGCACTACTAGCAGCGAGTGTACTAGTATTGACTATATTAGTACTATCATTCCATCCTATTTGAGATGATGTAAAAGTAGGAATACTAGGATATCCAAGAGTAATTGTATTTGTTCTAACATTAGTAGAAGTTATTTGTCCATCGTTTGAATAGTATAAAGGGGAATTTTGAAAAATTATCAAAACACAACCTGGACGTCCTGATTCAGAAGAAGATGCTTGATTATTCCCGCCTATACCACCTGACCCATAAGCTGTAGATGTTATCCCTACTAGTAATTTACTACCACCTGAACC